AGGGCGGCATAGCCTACGAGGACATGATCGCAGTACGCGACCAGGTTCTTGCGGCGCTCGACGCCGAGATGCTGGAGACTGATAGCGACGATGTCTATTTGGCTCTGGAAGACGCCCGAGCGGCCGTGTCTGAGGACATGACGACCCGGGCTCAGGACTCCGCGCGGTTAATATCTGTTACACCTCTGGATGTACAGCCTGCACTGGTGGTTGCCTATAATTTTTATGAGGATGCCGCCAGGGAGAAAGAGATCATCGACCGCAACGGCATCCGGCACGGCGGGTTCGTCCCCGCCAGGGAGTTGAAGCTTTTGAGCCGGTGACCGCCATGAAAAAGATCCTTGCTGCTGTTGCTGTACTGGGGACGCTCTTAAGCATTAACGCATTCGCCGAGCGTACGATTCCAAAAGAATGGGTTGACGCGGATGGTGTTAAGCATCAGGAGCTCATTTATGTTCCGGACCCCCCTGGAACAAAGTATGCCCCTTACAAGCTGACGCGCGAACAAGAGCTTAAAGCGGATTATGAGCGGAAACGAAAAGAAATACAGGAAGAGCAGCGCTGGCGTGATGAACATAATAAGTTCGTAGAAAACGGAACTATAGGAAAATACACCAATTACTATAACCCTGTTACGAAGCAGAGTATTTTGGTAGATCCCAAAACCGGTACTATCAAAATAGATAAGCCTTAATGGGATATGTTTAAATAGGAGCACTTCAAGAGATTGAGGTGCTTTTTTTTTATGGCATCAGAAAACGAAGTCACACTATATATAAACGGTCGTAAATATATTGGCTGGCGGTCTGTTCAAATTGATGTCAGTGTGAATTCTTTAGTTCGTGTGTGTCAACTTGGTGCGGCTAGAACTTCCAATAGAACAAGTC